AACACATACAGGGTTGATGTTTTCGAACATATGTTCGATGAACAAAATGGACTTAGAACATTATGTACTTGTGTCCGTGTGTGAGAAACACATACAGGGTTGATGTTTTCGAACATATGTTCGATGAACAAAATGGACTTATAACATGATGTACTTGTGTCCGTGTGTGAGAAACACATACAGGGTTGATGTTTTCGAACAAGTGTTTGTCAAATGAAAATCGGTGTCAATTTTTTAGCACTTACAGAATATATACCACCTTTATTAACTGCGATATTTATTTTACCCTCGTTCATAGTAAAGATAATATCTGAATTATTGGTATTGATGGATATATTAAGATTATTTACGCAACCATAGAAAAAATATCTTTTGTTCTCACTACCAATGATAGCACCATAAACAAAAGCTGTTTCGTTTTCAAAAAAGGTATATTTACTCGTAGCAGAACCAGAAATATTACCTTTAGTCACTGTAAAATCCATGTTATAAGCATCACATTTATTTCTTAATTTGTCTATGTCGTTAAACGCAACGTCTAAATGATTAGACAGTATGTTAAAATATGATTTTCCTTTAACCGTTAACTTGTTCAGGTTTCCTTTAGTGAAACTATCATTAATAACACCTGTCATTACAATGTTTGTAACAGTCCCTCCTATAAGCTGAATGCTTGTGGGATCAGCATAAGCATCGTTTAATGTTCCTGCCGAACCGACTAATAAATTAGTTATTGTTAAGTTATTACAGTTATCACACCACATATATGAATTTTTAACATTGTTGTTCCATATATATAAGTTGTTAAGTGTAATATTATCATTGTGGAAAATTATACCGCCAGTTGGTGTTGCTGACAGCGATGCTTCAACTTCAATGTTATTACCAAACACTGAACCATATAAGTCTAGTCCGATGCTTGAATATCCCCAGACATGTAATCCGTCAATTTTACATGCGGAAATGGAAGCTCCCCTATCGCACCTACCGGCAACTAGATTATTGTAAAAAGAGTCATAAGCTGTTAATTCAAAACCAGTACCACAATTATTAGCATTACAGTTACACAAACTATGATTTTCGCCTACATTAACTATCTCCTGATAATTTGTGGTATAAGGGATTATTTTAAATCCGCTACCTTTAAATTGTTTAGCATAACAGTTATGCACGTAGCCGTTGATTTGTGATAAATGAAAACCGTTCTGTTTCGGTGTAGTGTTATCACCTATGAGCGTTATGCCATCAATGCAACCGTTAAATAAATAGTTATCTTTGCTATCTCCGTGGGCTTCACCGCCAATGATATGTATTATTGAAGAAAACGGTTTTTCACCTATAATATGCAAACCATGCCGGAGAAATAAATCTGTTACCATATATGTTTTAGAGGGAATTAATAAAATTACGTTATTAACGGCGCAATAGTCAATACATTTTTTAAACGCTTCAGTATCATCCGTTGTCCCGTCACCTTTAGCACCGAAAATTTCCGGTGTGGTAAAGCTTACAAATTTATTTAATAAAACTTCAAACAACCCATTGTTATACATTTCATCAAGTTTATTATTAATTTCATCCTGTACATCCAGATTTTTAAAATAATCCTGTACATAACTTTTAAGATCGTTAAAAGCGTCCTGCAAACTGTCAAAATTTTTCTGCATTGCTTTCCATTGTGCTAAAAGTTTGTTAAATTCCTGTAAAAACCAATCTTGATTTAACTCATGGAAATTAGTGTACGATCCTAAATTTTCCATACTCATATAAAAACACCTCCTATTAATAAATCATTAAACAAAAGTTTTCTATAAAACTTTCTGCAATTACATCATACAGATTAAAAACGACTAAATCCCTTTCGCTTTGTATCATTTGCTGTGACGTAGTAACACCAATGTTTCCATGCGCTCGTCCTGTTCTTGTATGCTTTCCAGTTCTTCCATCATTTACATTTTCTTTTTCTGTGTTGGTAATACTACCATTTTCTGTCGTATCTCCATCCGTAATCTGTTTTGCATGATCCGAAAGTCCTGCATTGAAAGCTGTATTCTGATCTGTTATGTTAACATTATTCATTATTTCACTCGTGCTAGTGCTTTTTACTGTGTTATCTCTAGCACTGGAAGTTGTTTCATCATCAGTATCAGACCAATCTTCCATACGATCATAGTTTTCTATGGGATTATATTCCAATACTGTCGTATCATATAATTTTTTCCAGTTAATCTGATACTTGTTACTCCATATTGCGATACGATTTTTCAAGTATGTAAAATCGGGATATAAAATCTCCAACTCTCTTGTTCTCATTAAAATCGTATCAATAGCAATCTGTTTCTCAAGCCCCTCAGGAACATTGAATCCGTCAAACAATGTGTTATCATAGTAATATAATCCTTCAACTGTTAATAAACTCAATCAGAATCACCTCCAGATGTTACACGTAAAACATTTTCATTCGGGTTGTGTCTCCAATTTACACTTACCTCAACACCAAACATATTCTTAACATCTGCGCAACTTTTCTTCCACCCATCCAACCACATTTCCATTCTAGTTGAAGTTTCCACGTCATTGCTCTCAGCTTCGGAAGATATCATTCTCTCTTTCTTATCTGATCTGGCAGATGGAATACCAACCTCAGTGCAAAACAGTTCTTCCAATCTTCTTAGAGTGTCCAGAACATCTCCTGCAATGTAGTTCTGACGAAGATTATTAACAAAATAATCCCACGGATCCTCCGTCTGATCTCCTCTCTGAATCCTCAATTTATCATCATAGAAAACAGCCAATTCACCTCTCATGACCTGATCCATGACTTTTTTCAGACTTTCCGCTCCCGCTTTATTCCTTGCTCTGAAAACATAAGCAAGTTTGCTGTTCATGATGTTCATGTCTAACGATTCCATAGCAATAGCCATTTCATTCGCATATCTACTGACAAGATCCATGATCCCCCCATAGTCAGCGGTACACTTGAAAAGAACACACTGCTCACCAATCACAGGCTCAATCACACCCTTTAGCAATGGATTGCTAATCACAGCCTGTGCCGGTCTGTAAAAAACATTGTACCCTTTGAGCGTACATCCCTGCGGAATCACTCCAAACTTGTCCGTATTGATGATAGCAACTGTGCCCCAGCAATATAAACAATACAAAAAATAATCTTTATCCCAGTTATCCGGTACTTCCCATTTCATCACAGATATAGCTTTCTGCAATAGATATCTCTGAAAATACCAGAACAACTGAGTATTTTTGCAGTGATTAGTGCTCGGGCTTATGCTACTATTATACTGATTGATATAATTATACATCACAGGAGCACCAACACCTGTATCACATCCAAACATATATTCACCTCCTATAAGCTATTAAAATAATTAAACCACGCTCTAGCATATCCGGCACGTTCCTGATGTATACTAGCAGGTCTTTCATAGTTTGCCTGAAAAGCAAGTGCAAGATAACCTGCATCCTGTGTGCTAACACTCCACTCTCTCCAACTTAAAGGGTACGCACTTGTACTATACCATTGTGGCTCGATACCCCAGTTTTTAATTCCAGAACTTTGCTGAAACTCTGCAAAAATAACACTCATTTGTTTCTGACCATCATACCAATCATCATGACTTCCATATAACACATCAAGAACATTATACAGATCGGTCGGCGGTGTCCATTGCACAAGCCCGTGTCCAGTACCTCCAATTTCAATCAATGCAGGATTGAAAGTGCTTTCCTGTTGAATATTTCCGCAAAGACCTGCAATAGCATTTACGCTCCATCCCTGCGATTTTAAATAATTTAAAATTACAGTTGCGTTATTTATTGCTTTTTCGTTGTTTCCACACAGGTTAGCGGTGGGTTCTCCAAAATACTCACTGTTTCCTCCAACCTGCCAATCACCACCGGAAAAAGGCCATCTATACACTCTCCAATAGTGTATCGTACTTTCCCACACTGTGTAGGTATTAATACTCACCTGATCCGGCAATGGAAGTTTTTTGCTGTGCGCACCCATAGAGTGTGTTTCATCATACATCATTTCTGTGTGTTGATGCCCTCCGAGTGAAGTGTCATGTATCCACAGAATATCACCTTTTTGAAATTTGAAATCAGTATAATCGGCAGGTAATATTATTTCCTCAAAACCGAGATTTTTCAGTATCGTTGGCATTGATTCCGTGGTGAACGGCCAAGCTGTCAAATTGACTTCAAAACCTGCATGACCCAGCCCATAGAAGATTAAAGAACTACAATCATAGTAAGTTATTCCGTTGATAGTCTGTTCATTTCTGTAGTCCTGATTGTACCCAACATTCGGTGCGTTACATCTATCCACGATCCATTGCCACGTTTGCAATATCAAACCTCCGATTCCGCCTGATCCGCCTGATCCCCACGGGTTCTGCCCTGAGTTAGCACTTGTCATAAGCGCAACGAACATTGAAATATTGCTTGCCGGAAAACTACGCATAGTAAACACCACCTTCGAGAAATTGTTTGATCTGTTCTTTTTCGTTTCTGGTTGCCCCGTTTACGTCAATGGAACCATTTTCAACAACATAATACCCAACGCCTAAATCCTGCATTGTGCCATTTTTCATAAAAGGTCGACCATTATCTGCACGATCTTCATCGGTGATCTTATAAAACGTTTCAATAACGAAAGGTATGCGTGCTATTGATAACAACGTACCATTAACACCTCTTGTATGTACATCAGGTATCGCACTCTCAACTGCATTTGCAACTCCTGACGCACTTCCCAAAAAATTGCCAGAAAATAAATTCCCGATGCTACTTAGTAAATTACTTCCACTTTCGATGATATTCGCTCGTAAGTCGCTCACCTGTATGTTAACTCCAATCTGTGCATAACCACTATATAAAGTAACACCTCCTGCGCTTACTGACATAACACCAACACCGCTCATACAGTCAATAGTTTCGCTGACTGTTACACTCTCAGCACTTGCGACTTTTCCACCGTCAATCTCAAACGTCCCCCATGGATCTATGGTCAACTGTATTCTGCGAAACGGTGAAGCGTTGAGAAATGTTCCACGTGAAACTTGCGGATGCTGTGAAACTGGCATATCAAAAGACCTGCTATAAAAAGGCTTATTACCCAACTTCAACGCAGTCACATCGCAAGACCAAAAACCAAACTTAACCTCTGAAACCTGCGTACATCCTGCACCAACATTTTCACAAGGAAACCACATAACACTTGTCAGATATTGAAACGGATTGAACAAACATTTCAGCAAACTATCCGTGATCTGCTGACCTGAGATGTTCGCCCAATCAAGAGTGGAAAATATCTTAGAGCAAAAATCTGCAAAGTTAGTAGGAATAAACGCATAGAAATTGGTAAGTCCATCCTCACCTACAATGCCACATACAAAATAGCCCTGATTCAGTCCATATTCAGCAACCGGAAATAAACCCTTGTTAACAACTGTCCTTTTCTTCACAGGTGTTGACAGTGTTGGGTATAAAGTATCCATGACATCGCCGTCAAAACTAGTGGAACTCCGAATAAAAAACAAGTTACTTGCCTGTATTGTATCACGATACGTGGCTAACACATCCACAACGCAATGTGCAATCCATGTATTGTTTCTATACTCCCAATCCTCAACCCAGTATGATCGATTAAATTCTACAATCTCACAGTAATTCCATGACGGGGCACTGCCTCCATTTCTTAGTATGATCTGCGGATTTTCAATAGAACATGGCTCATTTATATTACAGGAAACGGCGGTAACATCACCGCTGACAACTCCTGTAGAATTAACTCTTTTGCTCGCTGTCTTAAAATTGACTGTTACCGCCATTACATTATCCTCCTATTCAAGAACAAAAACAACACCATTTTCTGTAAGATCATTCCAATATCTGTCAGTGAAATGATAGTAAATATTCCAGTAACCACCGGCACTGTTGAAAGGCGTTGTGCTACTCCACTGTTTGATAGTAGTAAGCCCCATAGCCTCCTCATCAAACAGTACGGCAAAGATGTTGCTCATTTCCTGAGCTTCTCCCGTTTTAACACTTCCATCCGGAATCATAACGGAAGGTGTTACATTAATACCCATCGGACTGTCAAGTGTCTGCCAGAAATTAACCTTTTCATTTGTCGCAATTTTGAGATACTGGTCATGGAACGTGTTACTCAGAACCGTTGTATCTGCGGTATGAAGATCTGGGCTAAAAATCATGATGTTCTGCATACTCAGCGGAGTATGCCGTGCAATCTCTTTTCCCGTGATATTCGCATGGAATCGAGTTGTTCTCTCTGTGAAAAAGTCCATGTAAGTCATGATCTTAGCACAAGCCCATTTATAAAAACTCGGGAAATTCTCCGCTTTTCTTACATCATTAGCGGTTAACACTGTTCCGTTCTCGGTATTGTACATCGTGAGCAACTTAACAACATGCTCTCCAGTATACCCATCAGTACTTGCAGTAACTTTTGACTGCCAGATATTTTTAGCTCCGATATAGTTTGCAACGCAGGCTCTTGCCATGCTCTCATGTGCCTGTTCGATCATATCCATCGTGTTCTGAGTATACATGGAAATAAACTGCCCGAACTCGTCAGGATTACGAAACGCCTGATCTAACTGATCTCTGAAATAAGTCCTGTGTCTCTGGAATACCTGACCGCCGTAGAAATTGGTCTGTAAAACTTTACCTTTTTTGATTTTGTACATATCGACAACGGTGTTATCATCAAGTGGCTGTCTCTGATCGTTTTCCCAATCATCGTCCAGCATCCCCAACTTACGCACATGGTTTCCCCACTGTTGTGTAGTTCTTCTCAGCCCCTTAAATTTAGCATTGTAAGGTCGTACAGAAAAAATCGTCCTGTCTAACACCTGAGAAATGCTGTTCATGATCCTGTCATTTCCGACAAGTAACGCTGTCTGCGCCTGTGCTACGAACGAGCTTGTGTCCGTTGCTTTCATAGTTTCAACACCTGTGGCCTGTTTAACGATATCATTCAGCACTGTGCTGATCTGATCGAAACTTAATGTATTCGTCATTATTTTTCACCTCCTGTCAATCCATCATAGTTTGGCGGATTGATAATGCTTGCTATAGCATCTTCTGTTGTAACCTGTTTGGGAACTGTGTTCTGCATCAGATTAACGTTGTTACTCTGTACTGCACTTGTGAGACTTTTCAGAGCATTCAGAACATCATTCTGTTCACTGATCTGCTGAATCTGCTGTGTCTGCGGATATGCCTGTGCCTGTGGCTGTGCCTGTGGCTGTGCCTGTGGAAACATCTGTGGAAACTGCTGTGCATCCTGCGCCTGTACCTGCTGATAGTTCTGTGGATAGAACTGCGGCTGTGGCTGTGGCTGTGGCTGTGGCTGTGGCTGTGGCTGTGGCTGTGGCTGTGGGGCACGCTGGGTGGTTGTGCCTGACATTGTGAGGATTTCTTCTTTTGTGAATCCCGCTGTAATGAGTGTAATTAAGTTGTCTAATGTCATATTTTGTAATCCCTCCTGAGATAGTTTTTGTTAGAAAAGCCTGTGGAAATGATACCGTCATGTTCGTATGTTACTGCATACCAGTTTCCAGAATAACATCCTAGACAGATGCATTTCGTGTTTTTCGGCATTTCTGCAATAACGGTTCCGTCTAAGTTAGGCTCTGCCCGGATCATCAGAGGCTCTGTGTTCGTTGTGACGATGTACACACCTCTGATATTTTTGTTGTAGTTAATCGTCATTCTTTTCACTTCCTGTAATATGGTCTGTGAGTTTTGTGAGTGCCTGAGTGTTGTTGTTGAGTGCGTCTGTCATGTTTTTCATTTCTTCCTTGTGAGCATCCGTTTCTTTCTGCCAGAGGTAGAAAGTTGCAATAAGGCACGCACATGGAACACCAATGTTACTGATAAGAGTTGATAACGAGTTAACGTCCATATTTCACCTCCATTATATATTAGCACAACATATAATATGTTTCACGTGAAACATTAAAGAAAGGTGAGAAATGTTTCACGTGAAACAAAACATATGCAGGCTGTGACACTCTGCATATGTGACGAAAGATTAAGTGTTACAAATTCTTGAGTTGTACATACTCATGCACATTGGATTCTTATGATCCCACGCTCCCGACGTGTTGTACGTGTGCCACGAACACTTGTCTTTCTGCGAAAGGATTATAACAAATAAAAAAGGACAAGTCAATACTTGTCCTTGAAATAATTTTCAAATAATGATTTTGATGTGATATCTTCAAAAGTGATTTTGTTTGAAAGGTACATATCCCAGAGATAAACATAGTCTCTGCGAAACGCTTTGATATCTTTATCAGATTGCGTGTATGTTGGTGGATTTCCTGAGTGATGCCGTGTGACGTATATCGTATTTTTGTTTTTCCGCTCATAAATTGTAATAGAATCCATACGGCATAGAGGTATTAATTCTTTTATGTTTGTCGGTTTTATCCCTGTATAATCGGCAGAATAAAACTCATTGCCGAGTGCCATACGATTAAAATTGGAATCAGCTCCAGACATTTTATACAGGGCTGTTTCTTTCTTGCGCTCTGAAATTGGTGAATCGAATAAATTAAAAAGTCCGATCCCACGTTCCTGCATAATTGAAACTGATTGCTTTCGGATATCCATTGCAGATACTTTTTCCATTAAGTTGTTCTCAATAAACATATTGCAGGAAAGATTTTCTGAGTTGGAAAAGAGTAAGAACTGAATAGGTTTTTCACCATCTAACTCTCTGTTTCGGTTCATTGTTTCGTATGCATTTTTAAAAGCATATCCTGCATTTTCAACTTTACGTTCACGTTTCTCAGGGATAAATTCATCATATATTCCAATTTCTACGTCTGATGCATCAAAACCACGTAAGTTAGCAAACGTATTTAGGGCGATTGCATAGCCTAGAATCGGGCCTGTATACACCAGTTTTCCGTTATCATCTGTGTATGTGTTGTAAAATCCTGCGACATTTTTTCCAATCGTTTTTGGATAGATTGACCATCCCTTGTCTTTGTTAAGCTTCTTAAAAGGCGAAAGTTCTGGAATTTTGATTGTGTCAATCTGCGCCTGCAGGGATCGCATATACACGAAAATTTTCTTGTGTTCAATACAGTATTCGAGACCTCCATAAGTTTTCCCCGTACCTCGTCCGCCCCATACATAATTGAACTTTTGGCCATATCCCAAAACAGCAGGTATCGAAAGATACCCGCTGTTCTCATATAAAGATAACATATTATTTCTGTGGCTCTGGCATAGTAATATTCTTCTCAGTATATCCCATACGGGCAAGCGCACGATCTGGGGAAACAAGTGCGCAAATAATATAATCACGACCTGATTTTGAAGTTCTGTGAAGAACCTCAATAAAAAACATATCGGGAGTTTCTTCCATATCGGAAATACGGTCAACCACATCTGAGAATGTCTCTCGAAAAGTTGCTGACTGACCGGAGAATACCTCTCCTGTGTTTGCGTCCTGCACTGAAATACAGGTGATTTCATTTCCGCTGTTGTCAACTGTTCTGTACTCAACCCATGAACCGACACAAATAAGACCTTTGTTTTCAACATTTTTAAGACTTACGATTGCAGGTGATTCAATAAGATCGTACTCTGTGTATGTGTCCAGTGTGGAAGATGATTTGATAATAGTATACTGTTTCTTTGCCATGATTTAATTCTCCTTTTCTTTGATAATGATTGCATTTTTTAAAAACACTTCCGCATCCATCCCGTATAATTTTGTTTCTTCGGATGTTCTTTCCCAGTCAATTACAATTCCAAAATTTCTCTTTTTAATCTCTTTGCTGATCTGGTCATCAGTAAAATTTCCGATTAAACCAAATTCCTGTACAAACTCGCACTTATTCTCAGGATCGTAGCAGATAACGTTGATCTTGTTAACTGTTAATGAGCGTGTAATTTTCGTATTCTCATCTCCTTGTAATATCTCTTTACCTGAATTATTATAACACATATGTTAATTTTTGTCAAACGTCTCTTTAAATTCTTGTAATGTTCTTGCGTCTTCCAAAATCCTACGGTACTCATCTGTTATTCCTATTGTGTAAGTTGACGGTCTGATAACTACATTTTGTGTAATTTTTAAAACATGATTTTCCACGGTGAAATCCCCATAAGGAACGTCATTGTACACGCTTTCAGTTCCTCCTGATCGTAAAAAGGTAAATCCAATTTTGAAAGCTTCAATTCCTCCATGTTCTTCCAACTCATCTGGTGCAAGCTTTTTATTAACTCCTGCGATTGTTGCGTGTAGTTTTCCATCTTTAGTTCTATAGACATATTTTTTTGAACCAATGGTGGAGAATTCAATATACTCGTCCTCGAATTCATACACCCCCATATAATGTTTAACGCTATAACGATCTGTAGCGTATGCGGAATTGGAGATACTTTGCTCTTTTCTCTCAGAATTGTATCTATCAAATAACTTGTCAATATTATCACCTCTTACTTTTATATATTTTACTGAATCCGTATCACTGTAAACGTAACGATCTCCAACTATGTTGATTCCCTCTTTCAATCGCAGGCGTGCCCATGCTGTTACCCATACTCCCCATTGATATGGAAGAAATGCAGTTCTATTATATTTTGCAAGTAATGTTTCACGTGAAACATTTTCATCAACTGTATATATATCTTCCGATGATTCTGTAAATATTAATGATTGCTTTACTGGTGATTGAACCATCATTCCGTACCCTGCATTAAGCAATGCCTTTTGCAGGTTGTAAAAAAGCTCCTGTTCCTCTATGCCTTTTAATTCTGTTTTGTCTGTATAATATTTACGGAAAATGTCTTTCAACGGTTCTGGCAGTGATCCGTATTTGCTTTCGTAACACTCTGTTATTTCTAAATTTTTCCATTTGTACTCACGTTTCATTATCTCATAATCAATATCAGTGAGCGTTGTTTCGATATAGTCAGCGCTTAAAACACGTCCGTTATCCAATATTTCACTGGAAACATTTCTACATTTTGAATATGAAATATAGGGCGCTCCGTAATACTTGTCGATCTGTTCAATGCCTATAATTTTACACCGGAATAATAGCGCTTTTCCTCTATCCAATTTCTTCTCTATGTCATTCTCCGTTATTGATCCGATATATACAAAACGTGTCATAGGGAAAACACAATTCAACACAACGTCAGGATAAGATGATGACCTATCATAAGAACCGATTCCCAGAATCTTTTTACCGTCTGCCTGTATCACTGTTCCTGAGTAATAACGATTAGCGTGTGTGTCTCCACCCCGAAACGCCTCCTCTAGCAGATCGAAAACATCTATAGTCGGAAAAATATCCTTGTGTTTTCTGGCCCATCCATACATTGCTTTTTTCGTTTCACGACGTACATATCCGGTTGACGTTAAGGGTAGTGTATATAAATTGTCATTTGACAGTATCATACGTTTATACATTGCTTCAACTAGTCCGATTGTATCGTATGTACTGTACTTTATTTCATATTCGGTTAGTTCTGTCCATGGAAAACGTTTTTTACTGTAATCAAATTTTTCACCTGATAATTTTTGGTGTTTTACTTTCATTTTTGAGGTAAACGTATTTAGTGACATATTAGTTTGCAGATATGAACACCTAAATTCAAAACGCTCTAACATTTCACATTTCAATATTTTTCGTGATTTTATGGCAAAAACTTCATCCGGTGAAAATGTATATATACCTCGCAAAAACTGAAATTCATATGAAAGATTGTGTACAAAAATCATGTAATACGCGTAATTATCGTCATTCATAAGATTATCAAGAAATAACTCAAATTCTGTCCACGTTCTTCCAATTATCGTATCAATATGTAAATCATCAAGAAAAAGAATTGAAAACTGCCAGATATACATTATTGACTGCTCGATATCTTCCAATCTAGTTGTTTCGATATCGAAAGCACACAGGCAATTTTTATAACCGTTTGCTTTTTTACTTCCTCTGTTTGATCTGGTATCGTGTAAACATGGTAAATTCTGTATTCTAGTATAATTATATGTATCGACAGTATACAGATTTTCCATGTGTTACCTCCTACGTTTACGTTTACCAGCTTTCCTCTTCTGACGTTTCGCTTTTTCTTTCTTTGCTATGCCAGATTTCAATTTTTCAATGTTACGTGATCCAGTTTTCAAAAATTCCTTATATAGCTCTAACATTTTGCCTGTACTCAGCTTTTCACCATCAGAATATAAATCAACGGCTAGATCAGAATCATATATGCGATCTGAAGCAAAATCTCTGAGTCGTTCCATAAAACGCCCAAAATTTAGTAAATCCTCATGCGTCTTTAGCTCTGTTCCGTACACATCATTGATATGTTGCATCTGCTCTTTTTCTCGTTTTTTCAATCCTGTTACTGTGGTTCGATCTGATGCTATAATAGTTGCTAATTCAGATAACAAGTGATAGATTTCTCTATCACTTGTTATATCTTTCAACTGTTTGTAACGTTGGATCGGTCTATCTATTACAAGGTTAACATCCTTATAGTCCGATTTCAGTAATCTTTCATAACGTTTACGCCAAATTGATCTTAGACGTGAATACTCTTTTCTAACGTCTTTCATATCCCATGTTAACTCGAGAGCTAGCGGTGTATAATCGTCTTTTGTTCTTATAAGACCTTGTGGTTTACTCTTCTTCAAATAAGACTTTTTTGTTGTCAATTGGTGCACCTCCATCCATTTTGTTGTAGTATACAGGTCGGTAATTTTCTTCAAACTCTACAACGTAGTCCTGCACGATTGCCATTGCGACTGATCCTGTGTATGCCTTTACTAATAGATAATCGCATTTATATTTACACTGACTTTTAATGATATTCGGTGTATTTAATTCTTTGATATATACCTTATACCATGACTTCTTACTGTTTAACGGTCTGCTCATTGTACACCCTCCATTTCTCAACACTTCTCATGATATCGTCAAAACTTGACATTACTCCCCACATTATATATGGCGAATGTTTAAAACACTTTTTAAATTCGGAACAAATCTCTGTCTGACTACATAAATGACAATATTCAGTATCATTACATTTAAAACATAATCGCAATAATTTTTCATTTTTTATAACCTCCTGACCATTTTGCCCCACACCATACACCATAAGGAAAAATTAATATAGCACCAAAACCAAACCACAATATTGCATCCAACATTAATACACACACCTGCTTTCTATCTCTTCTTTAATCCACTCACGTTCCCGATAACGCCACGGGAAACGCATGATCTTGTATTCCTGCAATAGCTCACGTGGAGTGAGCCATGCAAGATAATTTTTGTAGCTTTCTTCGTAATCTGTCATTTATTCTTCTCCTATATTCATCATTGCAGTCGATAAATACTCGATGCTTTTACGTAATCATATTCATATGATAAATATGTTCCACCGTTCGAAATTCCTCTTGCAAGTATTGACGCATTATTAAAAGATTCTAATACTTTCTCCTGTACGCTTTCTTTAACTTTCTTCATTTTTAATACCTCTCTTTCATTTGATACAGATATCATACACCATTATTTAGATTTATTCAAAGACCATTTTGTTCATCGAACATATGTTCGAAAACATCAACCCTGTATGTGTTTCTCACACACGGACACAAGTACATCA